AAAAAGCGATTGATGATGCTTGTGTTCGAGGACTTTCAGAAAATGATGGTATTATTTTGCAAACACTTACATCGGTTGATTCTGATTATGATTGGATCCTTGAAGATATAATTGAAAGCCCGAAACCAGAAATGCAAAAAATAGTAGGATGTGTTCGTAATATTCATGCTTACTCAAACACATACATACCTAAAGAAAACTTTGACAGAGCCTCCTTAAGTTGGTCGCCTCAAGTTAGAAAGGCACGTCTTGAGGGTGGCTGGTATTCCGGGCAAGGCAAAGTATATGATACTTTCAATTATGACTTACATACATGCGATGAATTTAAGATACCTACGGATTGGCCAGTAACACCGATGATAGATTTCCATCCATGCATTGAACAAGCTATTGGTTTCTATGCAGTGGATAAACCTGGTTGGAAATATGTTGTCGATGAAATTTGGGAACATCTAAGCGCCGAAGAAATTGCGGATGCAATAATCCGACGTAAAGTATCTAATGCATGGAGAATAGATAAGGCTTTTATAGACCCCTATTCTAAGGGCGACAATAAAATGATGACTAATAGGATGCCTCATTTACAGGATGCCTTTACTATCATAAGCCATAGGCTTGCAAAACATGGGATAAGACTTGAAGTTGCTTTAAAAGATAAATCATCCGGTATTGTAAATGTTAAAAATTGGTTAATGGGGGCAAATAAAATGCCTTCATTGAAAATATTCAGAAAATGCACACGACATATCTACGAGATGAAGAAATATGAAAAGGACGAAAACGGACAACCTTCAGATAAAGACGACCACATGCCTGAAAATATTTATCGGTATTCGTTGACCGGAATAGTTTGGACAGATATTAATTTATTTAATCAACGAGTTGAATTTCCTGTAACGGCGGTAGCTTAATGATAATAGAAGAGAATAAATCCAAAGAATTGGACACTAAAGACCAATATAAAGACGAGATAGATTATTGTGTCGAGATGATTGAGAGGGTAAATAAGACTCATAAAACTCTCAATGACCACCATGTCGAGGCAATGAAATATTATGAAGCTAATGAATTGGACTTGGGAGAAAAAAAGAAAGAAGGAGTATCTAAAACTGTAATACCAACACTTTCGGATGCTATCAACTGGGCTATGCCACTTATGGCTGATATATTTGCCGCAAATGATGAAACATATTTTATAAAACCACGCAGCGGAGAGGATATTAGAGAGGCTGAAAAATTAAGCACATTAGTTGATTATCAAACAAGAGTTAAAAACAATTGGTTTTTGTTCTGCCATGACTGGATACAAGATGCCATGATTGCCAGAATTGGATTTGCAAAATATCAATGGTATAAAGATGTCCAGGTTATAGAAAAATTTTATAAGAAATTAACAACTGAAGAACTATATGCTAAAGTTAATGTTCCTGATGTTACGGTTGTAGAACATGCTGAAAGAATACTAAAATCAAGTATTGTTAATGAATTTGGAATTGAAGTTGAACCGGCTATAAAAGAACATGACGTAAAATTAAAATATACCATTGAAGACGAATACCCTTTACTTGAGGCTGTAAGTCGTGAAAATGTTGGTATTCTTTCAGATATACAAAATATAAAAGACACTGAATTTATGTGTCATAAAGTTACTTATAGTAAAGGCAGGTTTATAAAGAAATTCGGTAAAGATACTTTTGAAAAAGTCAAGAAATTTAAAGATGATTTAGAACACAACCTTAATTCTTCGGATGTAGAAACAAAACGATTTGAAAATGTTGATGGTGTTTCTTTTTGCTATGATGAAAAAAGTGGTAATTATATTGTTTACGAATGCTATTATAACAACATAGAAACAGGCGTACCCTGGCTGACAAAGATGATAGGTAATAAAGTTCTTGTAAGCGAAAAGAACGAATATGATTATCCACCATTCGAGGCAATCGCTGCGTTTAGACAAGCACATAAACTTATTGGTTATAGTTTCCATGATCTTTTAAAGAAATTTCAAGAACTGTCTACTGCTTTAATGAGGAACTTGCTTAATAATATCTACATGAATAATCAGGGTAGATATTTGGTTGATGCTTCTGGTAGGGTCAATCTTGATGATTTTAAAAATAATAATGTGCCTGGTGGTTATGTCCGCGTAACAAGTGGTAGCCTTCAGGATGCAGTGCAATCAATTATACCACCACAATTACAACCCTGGGCATTCGAGTTGTACGAGAGAGTTGAAAGAATAATTGAGTATCGCTCTGGTATTCCTAGGGCTTATAAAGGTGTTGATGTTGGGACATTGAATAAGACATTTAGAGGACAATCTCAGCAGATATATCAAGCATCTCAAATTATCAAAATGATGGCAAGACTTATTGGCGAAATGGGATTCGTTCCTTTGATAAAGGATATTATTCGTCTCAATCAGAAGTTCCTGCAGAAGAAAACAGTTATACGGTTATTAAATGAAAATGTTGACATAACTCCTGACGATGTTGTTAAACAATGCGATGTTATAATCAATATCGGAATTGGCACAAATAACAAAGATATGGTTGTGATGCAGATGCAACAACTTCTTGGTATATTTGAGAAGATTGCAAGAGCAAAATTGCCAGTAATTACTGCACAAAATGTTTATCACACTCTTGGTGAACTTATAAAAGCTATGGGATTCAAGAATAAGAGTGATTTTATTACTGATCCGAAGTTCGTAATGTCAGTGCAAGAGTTGGTCATGGGGTTGATGAAATATGCGCCAGCCCTTGCCGGAATGGGTGTTCCAATACCACCGGAATTGTCTATGGCATTACAAAAAGTTATGGCAAATCTTGGAATGGGCAATATGGAGCAAAAAAAGTCAACTGATACGAATATGCCAAAGAATATAGAGAGGCCAGCCGATCCGGCAAATCCAATGAATAGAAATAACCCTATGAATCCTACAATGACAGGAGATGGTAATGGACATTTTGGATAAAGATAACAAATTAACTCAAGATTCGTTAATAGCCCAGGCAAAAGAAGTTCTCGGAAATCCGGCATTTATACTAGCTTTTAAAGAGCTAGAAGAGGGTGAATGGATTAAATTTAAAGCATCTCAGAGAAGAGATGACGAGTCCAGAGAAAAGATTTATTGTTTTGTTAAAGCACTAAATGAAGTCAAGGGTAGATTGACTTCTTATCTTTCAGATGAAATTGTTAAGAAGTCTAAAGAGAAAACCTTAGAAGAAAAATTCCTAGAAAGGTTTGACTTGGCATGAAAAAAATTACTATTATAATTAGCAAATGTTGTGAATGCCCTAAATATTCTATTGGTTTTTTATCTGAACCTGACGAATGTGATATTACTCGTAAAATTATATTAGATAACCAAATTATTCCAGAATGGTGTCCATTAGAAAATGAAGAATAAAAAAGCTATTCTAACAATAAAAACCGCAGAAGATTTTAGCATGTCTAAGTTGAAAATGTTTGAAGGTTTTATTTTTACAATTAAACCCTTTACTGAAAAAGGAAAAAGAAAAGAGTTTAAATTAAAGGATCAACTCCAATGTGCGTTTCATTGGTATGAAGATGAAGAAATGACGATAAAAGAAATAGCCAAATGTTTTGAGGATATAGCCAAAAAGATAAGGGAGTATTATTCAAAATGACATTAGGTGAAAAGGTTAGATGTAAAAATAAGGACTGTAATAAAGTAATAGCAGTAAAAAATAAAAAGGGGAATGCTGAGGTGAAATGTAAGCATTGCAAAACCGACACTGAAATTTAATAGGAGGTTGTATGAACATATATGAAGCCCTAGAGGCTGGCTCTGGCAAGGCGACACTGAAAGGCGATATAGGATTTTATGTTAAACAAGAAAAGGGTGTTTTTGTTTGGAGACATACAGAGATATATGATTATTTTAGGGAAGTATTGTATATAGATTTAAAGCGCAATGATTGGATACCTGTTGTTCCACGTGAAACAATTAAACATAAAGAAGTATTTGAGAATATAAATTGGACTAGGGAAACGCTTTTAGATTATGTATTTGCTAGAATAAATTCCGTTGATATAGAGAGCCGTAAGCCTTTAATGAAAATTACAGTAGAATGGGAATTGTAAAACTTTAAATGATATTTAACAGGAGAATAGAATGAACATATTCGAAGCCCTAGAGGCTGGAGATGGCAAGGCGACTTTGCCAGAGATAAAAACAAAACTTCGTGCTGAATTAGAAAGTGATAGATTTTATTTTATGGATAAAAATAATAATGCTTATGCACGAGTGTGTAATATTGATTTAAAACGAAATGATTGGATACCTTATGTTCCACATGAAAAGCCAAAGGAATGCCCAAATTGCGAACATGCGTATTTCCATAAAATAGTTGATATCAATCACCAGGGACAGTGTTATTGTTGTAATAAGGATATAGTCTTTCGCCCTAATAATTTATATTTTGTAAAACAATAGTTTAAATAATAATTAATCAGAGCTTCATAGAAAGAGTAAAATGGAATGAGTAAAAAAGAGAAATGGGTTTGTGGGTTAACTTTTATTTTGTTAAGTTTTATAATAATAAGTCTTTTTAGCTATAAGATAATAAAACAAAAAAAATTGTTTTTGGGATATTTAGACAAAATTGAAATTGCTAAAAAAATGAAGTCAGACCCAAAATTTGATTATGATAAATTTGAAAATAATTTAAACCAATTTATGAAAGAACAATTGAAATAAGATAATTATTTAATAAGAGCTTCATAGAAAGCCTAAATTGTACTAGCTTAACAAATATCAACCATGCGCACGAATGGTTGATAACCCGAAAGGGTTTGCGGCTAGTATTAATTTAGGCTTTTTTTATTAGTACCTTCTGAGCTTCCTTGAAAGCCAAATCAAACGCCAGTGAGCGTTTAGAAAGTGGAGTTTCAAATGGAAGACGAAGTGACACTGGACCAGCTTTTGGCAGAACCCGTACCCAAACCGGATAATCAGCAAGCTGAACCCGTAGAGGGGTCGGACAATCTCGAAAAGACCACGCCAATACCGTCACTTGATGCTGATGGTAATATAACAAAACCAATTGAATCGGAAGTAGCGCCTTATACATCTGAAGAGTTGAAGTCTATCCCTATTGAAAGACTAGACCCTAACAGGGTGCCAGAATTAGCAAAGCCTTATTATGAAGCTGGGCTTAGGGAAAAGAAAGGTTTGCAGGCTGAATTTACCAGAAAATCTCAAGAATTGTCACAAATGAGAAGCGGAAACCAGCCAAGAAATTTAGAAGAGGCTTTTGATAGAGACCCTTCTGGTGTGCTTGACAGAATAGGGCAGGAAATAGACAACAGGGAAATACAGCTTGCCAATATAGACCCGATGCTCGACCCGGACAATGCCAAATTGCTAAGGGTTGAGATAGCCAGGCTTAGAAGTCTTGATAGGAATTTGAATCAACGAAGTGTTGCAATACAAAGGCAAGCTGCACAAGGCAATGCCATAATTGCTGATACTATGTCTGAGGTTAGGAAGAGCATTAAGGACTATGATTCTAAACGAGCTCGAATCGTTGGTAAGGCAATGGCTATTAAAAACTTCAAGGCAATTAATGCGCTATTCGAGAAAGCCGAAGCCTTTAAAACTGCTGAGAAAAAAATGCTTAAACCTAATCCAAATCAATTGGAAAAAGATACTGTATCATCAGAAAAAGAGGAAGGCGAAGGGGTTTATAATTCACCAGAAACATTAAAAACATTTTTAGGAGTATAATATATGGCTTCATTACCTACGGAAGTAAAGATTGCAAAAATGACTTGGCTTGCATTGCGCAATTCCAATCTTGCAATTAAATTATTTCACAGAGATTTAGAATCTGAATTTAAAAAGCAACAGGAGGCTGGTGGCGTTGTAAATGTGAAAATGCCAATTAAGGTACAATCTGCATTGGGCAGGGTGGCACAAACACAAGCAATTTCACAAAAGACCACACCAGTTAAGGTGGACTACCAACGCCATGTGTGTTGGTCACAAAATCAAGTAGATGCAACACTTAACAAAAACCCAAAAACATTCTATAACGAAGTGATAGAACCAACCGCTATAGAATTATCAACACAACTTGATTTGGATGCCTTCTCGATGGTGAAGGATGTACCGAATGCAATCGGAACGGCAGGGACTACGCCTTCTACTTATTTAAGCATAGCACAGGTTGCGGGAAGATTAACAAATCTATCTGTGCCGCTTAATAAAAGGAAGTTTGTTATAGACCCTGATTATCAAGTAAATATGGCAGACGAAATGAAAGACATTACGGGTAGTAAAAAAGTTGACGAATTTATGAATGAGATGAATTTGGGCAATTTGGCACAGTTTGATTTTTATATCAGCCAAAACCTGCCTCGTGTGACGGCTGGTGTTCCAGATGGCACGCCTCTTGTTAATGGAGCAAACCAGACGGGTAGTTCAATCGCCATTGATGGGATGACTGCTGCTGGAACATATAAGAAAGGCGATATCGTGATGTTTGCTTCTTGCTATGACGTTAATCCGGTAAACAGGGTAACGCAAACCTATCTGAAACAGTTTGTGGTAACAACCGACTTTGCAGGGGCGTCTGGCAATTTGGGTATATCACCAGGCATTATAACAGAAGGGGCGTATAAGAATTGTAGTGCATCTCCTGCCAACAATGATGCAATAACACACAAGACTAATCCTTCTTCTGGTACAACCTTTATGAACAATGTCGCATTTGTTCGTAATGCCTTTACGCTTGCCGTAGTACCAATCGAAATCCCGGACATGCCCGGTGTTGGATATACAGAGACAAGAGAAGGTATATCCATTACGGTTACAAAGGGCTGGGATGTTAAACAGTACGAAATGGTTTATCGTGCTGATATTCTCTACGGGTTTAAGACGTTAGACGAAACACTGGCTTGCAGACATTTGGGTTAAGATTAAATTTTTAATAGGAGATATAATTATGGCTTTATTTAGTTCTAAAATACGGATTCCACTGTATAACCCGACAGCAGTAGTCAATAAAACTGCAAGCTATACTGTGTTGAAAACCGATGACCAAGTCAATGTAGCACCGGCGGCGGCAAGCACAATGACTCTTTATGCAATATCTTCTTTGGAAAGCGACCTTTTCAAGACGAAAACGCATAAAATCAAAGTCAACTCAGCCGATAAGAATATTGTAAGTATCGCTTGTAATTCCGAAGATGTAATCGGGATTGACGAGGAAACCTCTGTGTCGCTTCCAACGGTAAACGGAGCGCAGGCCATTCTTTCAACGGAAAGGCTTAAGACATCTAGCGGTAAGTATATGTGGGTTGTCAATTACTTGACAGAAACGGCATTGAAATGGAGTGGCAATCTTAATACGGTAGGTGGTGCGGCAACTGAGGATTTTACCGTTGCGGGAGCAAGCACATCAGACTTGGTAAATGTAACAATAGCTACCTCTGGTGCGACACCTGTTACAGTCCTTGCCGCTTATGTTTCAGCCGCGAATACAGTAAGCGTAACATTCAGTTCCAATCCTTCAAGTGACCATGTTATTTCGGTTGAACTTTACCGGGTAACTGTATAGGAGATAAAAAATTATGAGAATGAGAAAGTTAATTTTAAGTATGTTGGGGGTAGCAGGAATTTTCCTTGCTACCAATGTGTATGCAGTTGGTACTGCTACGGTTAAATTTGACACTGCCACTATTACCACGTTAACCACTACGACAAATACCACAACCACAGACAATATTACAAATGCTGCGATTACGCATGGTACTGTTACTGGAAATTTTAACGTACAAGGGACATTCCGTATCAACGGAAGTGATACCACGAAGGCTGCCTCCTTTACCGATAACCAGGGTAGCAAAATGGATAGTGGTGCCTTATTGATTGTAAGTGGTTCTCAAACCGTTACTACTAGCCTTACCGCTTGTGATAGGCCATTTTTCTCCATTTCTGCTTCAGGATCACCAACAGCAAACATAGAATATATAGTAACCACTAGCGGCGCTGGATTTACCATACAAGGGTATTATGGTTCGTCAACTGATCTGAATTTGTCAACACTTTATGTTGGAACTGCATCGGGGCATTGGTTTGCAATAGACGAATAATTTAAAGGTATGGCGGGGATTGTTTAATAAAATAAACAGTCCTCGCTATTACCAAGAAAGGTGAAATATGGAATTTTTTGAGTATCCAAAAAGGATTGATGCCGAGAAGGTAGTTAATAGCCGAGAGGAAGAAATTGAATACCTAAAAAGTAAAGAGGTAAAATCAGACAGAGATGCTTTTGCTAAAATTGCAGACAAGATAGCATTGGAAATTGGGATGAAAGGATTTGTAAATGATAAAAAAGACGAAACAGGGGTATCAAGTGAAATCGGAAAAAGGGAAAAATCTCAGCAAGTCGAATCTATCGGAGGGGCAAGCAAAGAAGCGGTTGGCGGATGTGGAGATGTTCAAACACATGAACAAGGGGAAAAAAGCCCTGTTGGGGTATTAAAACGTAAACCTGGTAGACCAAAGAGAAAATGAACTTTACAGATTTATCTACTAAAATTGGTGATTATGCAGCAAGACCGGACTTGGTCACTACGATTATACCAGACTTTATAAATATGACATTGCATGATCTTGAACAAGACCCTGAAATCAACTGGAAGCACATGGAAGCTAAGGCAACTGGTAATGTCAATTCTTCTACTGATACGATAACTATTCCTACGCGTTACAAAGAGGTTAAGTATTTATCTATTACAGTTAGCGATAAAAGACATTGGTTAGATAAAACAAGTTATTCAGATTTAATGACTAAATATCCGTATGATGCTACTGTAAAAGACACACCAGCGAAATTTGCATTAGCAACAGCAGATGGTGTTTTCTATTTAAGGCCGTATCCAGACGCTACCTATCCTTATGAATTAACTACTTATAACCGTTCAGCAGATTTATCAGCAAGTAATTTAATCAATTGGTTTACTGAAAATGCTTGGGAATTATTGCTGTACGGATCACTGTTTGAAATACAGCCATATTTAAAATCAGATGAAGCTATTGCACAAATACCTATTTGGCAGGAATTATATGCTAGGCGATTGGAAAAATGGAAAAGAATATCCGCTAGTGAAGATTGGGCGGGTTCTCATCAAAGCGTAAATTATGAAGGGGCTGTTTAATGCCGGAAGAACGAAAATCCACAGGAAAACCTATAACAATAGACATAAGTAAGGGATGGTTACCAGACTATCTGCCTAATGCTATGCCTGTCGGTGGGCTTTTACAGGCTTTGAATTTATGTCCTTATGATGAAAAATATTATCCCGCTTTAAATCCCATTGCTTATTCAAGCAATATTTTATCTGGTGTGCCTATCGGAAATGTAGAATATTTCAGTAATGATGGGAATTATTATTTATTCTGTGGTACAACGACAAAGTTATATCGCTTGGAGACTTCACAATCTTTAGCAGATATTACAAGAGTAGCCGGTGCTTATACTGCAGCAACTACAAGATGGTATTTCACAAGAAAAGGGGAAAGCGTAATTGCTACTAATTATGCAGATGTCCCACAAAGATTAACAGGAATGACGGCAACTAATTTTGTTGCACTTGGTGGAAGCCCTCCTAATGCAAAATTCTGTCTTTTCTTCAAAGGGCATTTAATATTTGCTTATCTTAATGATGGTACTGTATATCCACAAAAAGTTATATGGTCGGCATGGGATAGTATTGCAGATTTTGCACAATCATTAAGCACGGGGGCTGGTTCAAGAAATTTAGAAGATGCGGATGGTGAAATTACTGGATTAACTGCTTTGGGTTCTATGCTTTTAATATTTCATAGAAACTCAATTACAGTAGGATGGTATTCTGGCGGACAATTTACTTTTAATTTGGATAGTTTAAGGGTGAGAGACAAGGGCGCTATCGAAGGTACTATAATTGTATTTGGAAATGTATGTTATTTCTTTGATGAACGAGATATTTACGAAATGACTGCCGATGGGATAATTACTTCAATTGGAATGGGAATAAAAAATACAATCTTGGAAGATTTAGACATTGATAATTTCCACAGAATAACATCTAGTTCAGATGCAAGGCGGGGAGTTATTTACTGGAGTTATCCTTCCATAAGTAGTGATGGAACGCCTGACACTCTGTTGGCCTACAATCCAAAACTAAAGAGATTTACGAAAATATCTTTAACACATTCTGGCATTTTCACGATACACAAAATAGTGTTGGATGCTGACAGCATGGATACAATTTATCCTGATGCTGATATTGTTGTGCCAGAAGCAGATAGTTCTTTTTGGTTAGACAATTCTGCTATATTTGCTTGTATAAATTCTGGTGGTTATGTTGCTCATTTTGGGGGCGATGCTATGACATGGAAAATAGAATCCTCTGAGTTTAGTTATGATGATAAAATTATAGCAGTATTAAAAGTAAGACCAAAGGTTGAACAAGCTTCTGGGGATATATCCGTTCAGATAGGCGCAAGATTTAACGAAAACGAAGATAGATCATATTCAGATGCAGTAAATGTTGATGTTTATGGAAGCGCTTACCCAAGAAAAGCCGGAAGATATTGCACAGCTTTAGTAAGTGGCGGTTTGTGCGATGGAATAAGTTCTATTAATGCAGAAGCAGTAATTATAGGAAGTAGGTAATATGCCAGTAAATCATAATAGAATAACTCTTTTGCCAACATTTATAGGTGTTGTATCACATGAGCAATATACGGAATTTATCAATACGCTTGCATTAGCCTTGAGATGGATAAGCCCTTTATTGAATGATGTACTTGGGCAAGTAGTACCGCCAGCAGAGTTTCTCAGGGAGGGACATATTGCCTATGCTGATGGTACGAATTGGAATCCCACATCAACGCAATATACAAATATAGCAGGAGGCACAGCAACAACAGTTGGCGGTAGTACAACTGAGACAATAACGGTTACAGGCGCCACAGCATCCGATATTCCTTATGTGTTTATTAAAACGCAAGGGGCTTCTCCTGTAATTATGTTGAGGTATGCCACGGTAACAGATGGTATAGAAGTTACATTTTCAAGCGATCCTGGTAACGACCATGTACTTTATTATTTAGTCTTCAGGAATACAGGTAAAGGATTCTATTATTATGACGGAAGTGCTTGGCGAAAACTTGGTTAAACCACAAGAGGGTGAATTCAAGTTAATCCCATTGTTTAAGCCTATTAATGGACAGAGATTAGCCAGTACAAAGCACAATGCTTATTTATATCAAGTTGAATCTGAAAAGATATTGAACTGTTGGCAAACTATTACTAAAGGAATTGAAATTGTCCATGAGTTTACAAATGGGGATATGAGTTTAGCAAAGATACTCAATGACTTATTGAGTGGTGATTTATTGCTATGGATGGGATTCTTAGATGGTAAATATTGTGGATTTATTACTGTTAGGAAAGACATCAATGTTGATGCTACGAATTTCCTCAGCATGGTGCATTTGTTCATTAAACCTGGCATAAATAAAGAAACCTTCTTACAAGGTTTAGACGATATAAAGAAGTTTGCAAAAGAACAAGGATGCCAAAAAATGAGATTTTGGACATTGCGTAAAGGATGGGAAAGGCGGCTAGTTCCTATGGGATTTAAACAATCCTATATAGAATATGTTCTTGATTTGGAGAATATTAAAAATGGCTAGCAGTGGTGGTGGATATAATTCAATAACATCTTCTGAACCATGGGATGTGCAGTCAAAATATTTGAAACCAATATTTCAATCCGCTCTTTACGGAGCAACAGGTAGGGTGATTAATCCTGAGTATGATCCAAATGCCACATCAGGCACAAAAAGCAATAAATACATGAGTCCTAACGAAGATACTATTTATTCTGACTTTTTTGATACGAATTATAAAAAACCAGGTGGGTTAGATTATTGGGGTACACAAGGGAATAATAGTAAAGGCTGGTGGCAAGATGCACTATATCCTATTCTTAATTTAACTAATGCAGCAAATCAAGGTGGAGAAGATATTGGCGCTCCTAGTGTTGCGAAGTTCACTGAACCACAATTACAGGCACAAGAATATACGCAAGGACTTGCAGATAGCCGTTTGGACAGTTTTGGCAAGCCCATGCAATCATCATTACTTGGTAAATCAGAAACAGCGCTAGGCAATGTTATAACCGGAGCAAATGAAATTCCATACTGGAACATAGACACGCCAACAATAAATGACCCCGGGGATATAACAGGCAGAAGTATTAATTATACACCAAATATGTCGGGGGCTACAGTTAATTATAGCCCTCAAATGCAGGCGGCAAGTCTTGGATATGACTTCTGGAATCCGCTTGGTGTTTTGGCTGGTGGGGATGGTGGTAA